AGGTGGTTCATTTTATACAGCAGGTGTTGAAGCAAATCCTGCTCCTGCAAATGATTTATCTAACAGACCAAATATTTGTAGAGGTGGATTAGGGGGAGGTGGTAATGGAGGTGGAAATATGTTCCCTGGACAAGGAGAACCAGCTCCTGCAAACAAACCATCAGAAGCAGGAGCCCAGGCTACAGGGGGAGGAAGTGGTGGAGGTAATTCTACTAAAAACGGAGCAACTGCAGATACTTTACTAGACACAAGTAGAAATGGTGGATCGGGAGTTGTAATAATAAAAGTTGTATAAAAAGTTATTATAAATAGTACCATACAATGGAGAACATATGGCAACTATTTTCAATTTGTTCCTAGATCAAGGAACTACTTTCAAAGCAAATGTCACTATAAAGGATACTACAGGTACTATTAGAGATATCTCTGGACATACTGCTCGTTCACAATTTAGAAGATCAGTTAAATCTTCAAATAGTTTTGCATTTGTTGCAACAATACCAAGTGGAACAGATGGAAATGTATTTCTTACAATGAATTCAAATACTACAACTAATGTCACAGCTGCTAGATATCTTTATGATATTGAATTAGTAGCAGACGCTGCTCCGCACGAAGTTGAAAGAATAGCAGAAGGAATAGTTATAGTTACGCCGGAGATTACTAGATGAGTACAAGCAGACCAGCTTCAAGAACTGAACTTATAGCATATGCCAAAAGACAACTAGGCGATCCTGTTATAGAAATAAATACTGATCCGGATCAAGACGAAGATATATTAGAATTAAGTTTACAATTCTTTCAACAGTTTCATTTTGATGGTGTTGAAAGAATATATTTAAAACATCAAGTTACAGCAGATGATAGAACAAATAGATATATTGAACTTACTGATGCAATTATTGGTGTAGAAAGAGTATTGCCTTTTGATTCAAGAACAAGGGGCATTGATTTGTTTGATGTTAGATATCAAATATTACTAAATGATATTTATTCTTTACAATCAACTGATATTGTATATTATGTGCAAGTGCAAAATCAATTATCTTTACTTAATCAAATGTTAGTGGGTCAAAAGCCTGTAAGATTTAATCGACATCAAAATAGATTGCATATTGATATGGATTGGGAAATGGATACATCTATCGGTGAATTTATATTGGTTGAGTGTTATAGAATATTGAACCCAGATACATATACTGATGTATATAATGATTTATATTTGAAAAAATATGTTACTGCACAAATGAAAAAACAATGGGGTAATAATCTTAAAAAATTTAATGGTGTTCAAATGCCAGGAGGAGTAACCTTGAATGGTCAAATTATATATGATGAAGCTATTCAAGAAATACAAAGTTTAGAACAAGAAGTAGAATCAAAATACCAAGAACCAGTTGACTTTTTTAGAATGTAATAATGACTATTAATCACTACTTTCAATCAGGTACATCTATTGGAAGAAGCTCTGAACAGCTTCTCCATGAAGATCTTATCATTGAATGTTTAAAAATTTATGGTTTTGAAATTTTTTATATGCCTAGATCAACTGTAAATTTAGACACAATTTTAAATGAAGATCCTTTAAATAAATACACACAAGCATATCCATTAGAAATGTATCTATCAGATGTTAATGGATTTACAGGTGAAGGTGACCTATTAACAAAATTTGGTGTTGAATTAAGAGATCAGGCTACCTTTACAGTTTCGAGAAGAAGATGGGACCAATCTGTTGCAAGAGCAGGAAGTGTTCAATTAGCAGCTCGTCCAGCTGAAGGAGATTTGTTATTCTTTCCAAAAACTAAATCATTTTTTGAAATAAGAAGAGTTGAAGGTACTGATCCATTTTTTCAATTAGGAAAATTATATGTTTACAATTTGTTCTGTGAATTGTATCAATATAGTTCTGAAAGAGTTAATACAGATAGGCTTGATGTTGATGACATAGAAAGAATAGATAGTTTAGATGTTAGAAACTTTGATATTCTTATGGAAGATGGAGATAGAGTTTTACTTGAATACACTTCAAATTCTTCAATGATGTTAGAAATCTTTAATATTGAAAATATAGATGATGCTGCACAAAATGATGCATTTAGTTTAGCAGCAGATGGTGTACTAGATTTCAGTGAAAAAAATCCATTTGGAGAATATAGATAATGTTAGAAAAATTTTATCACTCATCTATAAGAAAAGCTATTATTTCTTTTGGTAATCTTTTTAATAATATTTTTATAGATAGAAAAGATTCTGATGGTAATTTAATACAAACTTTAAAAGTTCCTTTAGCATACGCTCCAAGACAAAAGTTTTTAGCCAGGATAGAATCTATACCAGACACTGAAGTTAAAAAAGATGTACAAGTTTTATTACCAAGAATGGCATTTGAAATGATGTCTATTGGTTATGATCCAAATAGAAGAGTAAGTTACATTCAACAAAATAGACAAATTAGTAATTCAAAAACAGCAGAAACTCAATATGCACCTTCACCATATAACATAGACGTTGCATTGTATTGTTATGTTAAAAATCAAGATGATGGATTACAAATAATTGAACAAATATTACCATATTTTAATCCAGATTTTAACTTGAGTATCACTGCAGTTCCTGAATTAAATTTAAAAAATGACTTACCAATAGTACTTGAAAATATAAGTTATGATGATCAATATGAAGGTGATTTTTACAGTAGACGAATGATAATATGGACATTAATGTTTACTATTAAACTTAATTTCTATGGTCCAATAACTAAACAAGGCCTTATTAATTTTGCTAAAGTTAATTACTTTAATGATAAAGAATTGCAAGAAAGAGTACAAAGATATTCTGTAAAAGCTGGAGCTGGTGAAACTTCGGGTAATGTAACTACCTTTGTTGAAGACTTTGAGGATTTCTAATGGATGATTTTAAAAAACTTGAAAAAATATTTAATATGGAACCTTTTGATGCTAACAAAGATATTCCAAAACCTCTTCCTTTAGCTAAAATAGAAGAAACTAGTAATGATAAAAAAGAAAGTGATTTTGATTTAACAAGAGAAACAATAAGAGATCTTATTAATACAAATAATGATGCAATAAAGGAGATGATATCAATTGCAAAGTCTTCAGAAAAAGGTAGAGATTTTGAAGTGGCTGGTCAATTAATGAAGACACAAAGTGAAACTGCCAAAGACTTATTGGATATTCATAAACAATTAAAGGACATTGAAGATGATAAGACTACTATTAAGACTCAAAATAATATCTTATTTACTGGATCGACTTCAGATCTTATCAAGCAAATTGAAGACAAAAGAAAAGAAGTAGTAGATGTCAAAACTAAAGAATAACTCTTACAATGGTAACAGTAATCTAAAACAGATTGGCTGGGAACATCAATACACAAAAGAGCAAGTTGAAGAAATTATAAGATGTGGTTCTGATCCAATTTATTTTATTGAATCTTATTGTCAAATAGTTTCTCTTGATTCAGGATTAGTGCCATTTAAGTTATATGAATGTCAAAAAGAAAAAGTAGCAACTATTATGGATAACAGAAAAGTTATCATAATGGAAGGACGCCAACAAGGTAAGACAATTACATCAGCTGCATGCATTCTTCATTACACATTATTCCAAACAAATAAGACAGTCGCTATTCTAGCTAACAAGTCAGCCTCCGCTAGAGAGGTTCTATACCGTTATCAAATAATGTATGAAAATCTACCGCTTTGGATGCAACAAGGTGTTAAGACGTGGAATAAAGGTGATGTGGAGTTAGAAAATGGAAGTAAGATATTTACTTCAGCTACTTCAATATCAGGTATTCGAGGTAAATCTGTTAACTGGTTATATATTGATGAAGCCGCAATTGTACCTAATAATGTTGCAGAAGAATTCTTTACTTCTACTTATCCTACTATTATGGCTGGCGAAACAACAAAAGTTTTAATGACATCTACACCTTTAGGATATAATCATTTTTGGAAGTATTGGAATGATGCTGAAGAAAAAAGAAATGGTTTTACTAGTTTACAAATACCTTACTGGAAAATACCAGGAAGAGATGATGCTTGGGCAGATGAACAAAAAAAAGTACTTGGAGAACTTAAATTTAATCAAGAAGTTCTTTGTACATTCTTAGGGTCAAGTAACACTCTTATTAATTCTGATACAATTGCCAAACTTTCTGCCAAAACATATATTCACAGTAAAGATAATTTAGATATTTTAGAATCTCCAGAACAAAAACATTTTTATTTTATATCTGTTGATACTTCAAGAGGAGTGGGAGGAGACTTTTCAGCTTTTACTGTAATAGATTGTACTGAATATCCATTTAAGGTAGTTGCTAAATTTAAAGATAACAATATTACACCTTTATTATATCCTGATATAATTACAAAAGTTGCAAAGGATTATAATAATGCTTACATACTTGTTGAGATAAATGACATTGGACAACAAGTGGCTGATATAATTTATAATGATATTGAATATGAAAACATGATGTGGGTAGGACATGATTCAAAGTATGGACAATACCTTTCAACAAGTGGTAGAAATGCTGTCTTAGGAGTTAGAACTACTAAGCAAATAAAAAGAATAGGATGTTCAACTCTTAAATCATTAATAGAAGAAAACAAATTATTAATTTTTGATAGTGATATAATTTCTGAATTTTCGACTTTTGTTGAACAGAGAGGATCATTTCAAGCAGATGAAGGATATCATGACGATTTAACTATGTCATTGGTATTATTTTCTTGGGCCACAAATGATCCGTTATTTAAAGACTTAACGAATTCTAATAATAGAGAGGCATTATATAAACAAAAAATGGTTCAAATAGAAGAAGAATTAACTCCATATGGTTTTTTTGATGATAATCAAGAACCAGCTTATGAAATTGTAAGTGGAGATATATGGTTAAAGGATAGTTACCAAAAAGATTATCAAGAATTCCTAAAAGAAAACTATTATAAATAAAAAAAGAAAAACATTTTTGTAATGATATTACATAAAATTATTTAAGGAGATTAATATGGCTTTCCAACTCTCACCAGGAGTTTTGGTTACTGAAAAAGACTTAACGCTGTTAGTTCCAGCTATATCAACCACTGCAGGTGGTTTTGTAGGAGCTTTTCAATGGGGTCCGGTAGATGAAGTAACCCTTATCGATTCTGAGACACAATTAGTAGATAGATTCCAAAGTCCTAACGATACAACTTTTGAATCTTACTTTACTGCTGCTAACTTTTTATCTTATGGAAATAACTTACAAGTTATAAGAACAGTAGTTAAAGGTAATAATAATGATGGTACTGGAGCACAAAATGCTGTTGCTAACATAACAGCAGGCGTTAGCAGAACCAGAGCACAAGTAGGAGCTAATGTTTTAATTAAA